AAACTTGCTTACAATCCAAGCAAGACAGATCGTGACACACTTTACAAGAGCGGCGTAAACCCAGTTGTAACTTTCCCTGGCCAAGGCACACTACTATTTGGCGATAAGACTTTGCTTGCTAAGCCAAGTGCGTTTGATCGTATTAACGTTCGTAGACTGTTTATTGTCCTTGAAAAGGCAGTTGCGATATCCGCCAAATTCCAACTCTTTGAGTTCAACGATACTTTTACACGCGCACAGTTTAAGAGCATTGTGGAACCTTTCCTAAGAGACGTACAAGGTCGCCGTGGCATCTATGACTTCCGAGTCATTTGTGATGATACGAATAATACAAGCGAAGTAATTGACCGCAACGAATTTGTTGCTGACATTTATATTAAGCCTGCCCGTTCGATCAACTTCATCCAACTGAACTTTGTCGCAGTGAGAACTTCGGTATCGTTTATTGAAGTCGCTGGCGGTTCCACGCAGCAGCGTCTAGTATAAATACATTCAGAAACTTAGGAGAGAAACATGGCGAATATCGACAACTTTAAAGCGGCGTTAGGCGCCGGAGGCGCAAGACCAAACCAGTTTGGTGTAACGATTACCTGGCCAAACAATGCAGGTCCTGCGGCTCAAGATGGTGGTTATCACACTCTTGTTACCGGAGCGGCACTACCCGCGTCTAACGTAAACCCAACAATCCTTCAGTACCGCGGCCGAGAACTTAAGTTGGCCGGCGAACGTACATTTGATCCTTGGACAATGACAATCGTTAACGACACCAGTTTTTCATTGCGTAATGCATTTGAAGATTGGATGGAGTTGATGAATAACAAGGAAACTAATGGCGGCGAAACTATTCCATCGGTTTACTTGAATGACATTTATGTCACTCATTTAGATCGTAACGATTCGCGAATTGCCGAGTATAGATTGTTTAATGCATTCCCGATTAACATGTCGGAAATTGCACTACAGTATGCCCAGAACGATGTAATCGAAGAGTACACAGTAACGGTCCAGTATTCACATTACGAACGCATTCTTTAATTTAAGGTAATTTTATTATCATGGACCTTTTTGGATTTAAAATTGAAAAGTCAAAGGTACCACAAACCGAAAAAACGTTTGTGGTACCCAATGACGATGGTGGGGCTATTGAGTCTATTCAGGCCGGTGGTTACTATGGCACGTATCTTGATTTAGAGGGCATTGGTACCACCGAAAGCGATTTAATTAGAAAGTACCGAGAAATTGCTCAGATGGCAGATGTCGATGCCGCCATTGAAGATATTATTAACGATTCGATGGCAAATTTGGATGACGAAGATCCAATTTCAATTGATTTAGATAAACTTAAATTAAGCAAGTCGATAAAGTCTAGTATTGAAAAAGAATTTGATTATTTGGTTTCAATTTTAGATTTTAACAACAGAGCGCACGATTATTTCAAGCGTTGGTATATAGACGGTAGAATTAGTTTTCACAAAGTAATTGATACCGCAGAACCAAAGCAAGGTATTAAAGATATTCGGTATATTGATCCACGTAAGATCAAGAAGGTCCGTGAGATTGTAAAGGAAACAGATCAAAAATCTGGCGTTACTTTAATTAAAAGAATTGACGAGTATTTTGTTTTCAACGAAAAGGGTATTGTACCGAAAGATTATAATACTGCACAGTCGGCAACAAGCACTTCTATTATTAAAATTAACAAAGATGCCATTGCTTATTGCCCGTCAGGTTTAGTTGATCAAGATAAAAATATTGCACTTAGTTATTTGCATAAGGCAATTCGGCCGGCAAATCAATTAAGAATGATGGAAAACGCTCTTGTAATTTATCGTATCACTAGAGCGCCAGAAAGAAGAATTTTTTATGTAGACGTTGGTAACCTTCCAAAGTTGAAGGCAGAACAATATCTACAGGGTATTATGAACCAGTATAGAAATAAACTGGTGTATGATGGTCAAACTGGTGAACTGCGCGACGACAAAAAGATGATGTCGATGCTGGAGGATTTCTGGTTACCTCGCCGCGAAGGTGGTCGTGGTACTCAGATTGACACACTACCGGGCGGACAGAACTTAGGTGAGATTGCGGACGTAGAATTCTTTCAGCGTAAATTATATCAATCGCTGAATGTTCCTATTTCTCGCTTAGAGCAACAGTCTGGTTTAAACTTTGGTCGTGCCGCTGAGATCAATCGCGACGAACTTAAGTTTACCAAATTTGTTGCTAAGTTGCGTAGACGTTTTAGTATGCTATTTGATGATCTGTTAAAGACTCAATTGGTATTAAAAGGTATTATCACTGAAGAAGATTGGTTAGAAATACGAGATCAAATCCAGTATAAATATGCAACAGACGCATACTATACTGAATCAAAAGAACAGGAAATTTTAAGAGTAAGAGTAGAAATATTGAGTCAAGTTGCGCCGTTTATTGGTTCTCTCTATAGCAAGAAATTTGTACAAAAGAATATCTTAATGCTTTCTGAGAATGAAATTGACGAAATTAATGAAGAACTTGCTTTCCACCAAGACATGGGCGAAGCTCAAATGGCACCCGAAGCGGAACAGCAAATGAATTTGGCCACTCATAATGCAATGTTACAAGGAGATTCTGATGACGGCAAATAAAGAAGCAATTTTAGACATGCTCGACAAGGTTGATGGTGATGACATGGTTGACGCTGAAGCCGCTTTTAAAACATTAATGGACGATAAATTATCGGATATGTTTGATGTAAAGCGCACAGAGGTCGCATTCAACATGTTTAATGTCGATAGTTATAATAAAGACACAGAAACCGCAGAATAAGACCGGAGTAAACAATGGCAACAGTAACACCAGTAGTATTAAAGTTAACACAAGTTCATGGTGTTGTCAAGGTACGTGGTAGTGCCGGTGATACAGGTACAATCACTCTGGCAACAATTTTGAAGAAATCGGGTGAAACTGCATCTACGCCGACCGCAAATATTAAAACAATATTTTGGTCTTTAGGATCAGGTTGTGAGGCAACCATTTCTAGAAACTCAACCGTAATTTGGACGTTTGGCACAGATGCCGCTTCTGGTTGGTTTGATTTTGCCGGTTGGGCCGATAACGAATTTAATACCAGTGATGTTGTCATTGCTTTTACTGGCGCCGCCACCGGCGTTGTTGTGCTTGAATTGGCCAAGGTATCAGGTTATGGTAACGAACAGCATCAAATTGCGCCTCTAGATACCGCAGAGGGTGGTTCAGTTAAACCAGCAGGAGGCTCGTTAATCTAATGAAACTAATTACAGAGGTACATGAAGACCTTCAGTACATTGCCGAAGAAAAAAATGGCAAGAAAAGTTATTTTATTGAAGGCGTCTTTCTACAGTCAAACATTACCAATCGTAATGGCAGAATGTATCCTAGAGAAATAATGCGCAATGAAGTTGCTCGTTACACCAAAGAATACGTTGAGCAAAAACGAGCATTAGGTGAACTTGGTCATCCAGAGGGCCCAACAGTAAACCTTGACCGCGTTTCTCATATGATTGTTTCTTTAAAAGAAGATGGGGATAATTACGTTGGTCGAGCCAAGATTTTAGGCACACCAATGGGTATGATTGTGAGAAATCTTATCGATGAAGGTGCCAAACTTGGTGTGTCTTCACGCGGTATGGGTACGGTTACATTAACATCTGAAGGCATTAATGAAGTCCAAGATGACTTCTATCTAGCAACCGCGGCCGATATTGTTGCCGATCCTTCTGCTCCTGATGCCTTCGTAAGAGGCATTATGGAAAATAAAGAATGGGTTAACCTTAATGGTGTATGGACCTCTCAGCAAATTGAAGAATCAAAGAAGATTATTCAACGTGCAAAGTCGAAGCGATTGGAAGAGACAAAATTGGCGGTCTTTAAACATTTTCTGTCAAGTATAAAGTAAAAAGTTAAACTATTATAAATAAATAACAATAAGTAATCTGAACATTTCAGGAGAAAAAGATGAGTGTAGAATCAAAAATTAAGGAGCTTCTGACAAAGAAGTCTTTATCGGAAGAAGTGGTTTCTGAGGCGGAAGCTCTGGGCGCCGGTTCCGTAAAGAAGGACACTTCGGCATCTTCAAAGTCGGAAGTTGGCGGCGACAGTACCAATCCAAAGCAAGGCGACTCTAAGGACGCCGAGTTTGAAACCCGCGAAGGCGATGATGGCGAAAATGAAGGCGCCAAGGTTTCAGGCAAACAAAGCGACCAAAAGGGTACACTGACAACCAAAGGCGTTGGTGCTGCTCCTAATTTCAAGACAGTTGCCGATCCAACATCAGT